ACCCCGGATAAAGTGCCAGCACTAGCATCAGAAAAAACAGCATTTTTTGTTGCGCCACCTGCACCGATTGTAATTTGAATAGTGGCATTAGTAGTTAATTTTGCAATGAATTGTAGTGTTGCACCAACACCGCCCATGGCATAGAAATGATTGCCACCAACACCACTTCGCCGACCGGCCGCACCACCGCCACCACCAATTAGCGTGATTTCGTATGTACCGGGTGTCAAAACCAGTGTTTGTGTTCCTGCTTCGGCTGATTCAAAGATAATAACTGGGTCGCCAGAATAAAAAAGGCGGGCAATCCCGCCAACGCCTATATAACCCTTTTTAACTTTCCTTGCCACGCCGTCCACGCCAACATATATTTTATTAACTTTTCGTGCGATGCTAGATATTCCTATCAAAGTATTTTTCGCCATTTTCTTCGCCTTATTCAAACACCAGTAATATATTGCCATTAGCCAACGCGCTACCCGCGCCAGGGTCTGTTGATTGTGTTTTAACATTGCGCACATAAAAATCTCCTGTTGGGTCTGCATTTGCCACCATTATTGTATCGCCAGTCTTTGCGGCTTTACCAGCCAGCGCATTTGTCATTGTTGTTGCAAAATTGGCATCATTACCCAAAGCCGTGGCAAGTTCCTGTAATGTATCCAAAGCGGCAGGTGCAGAATTTACCAGTGCCGCTACTGCCGCCGACACAAATGCCGTAGTTGCAATCTGCGTATCATTTGCACCCACTGCCGCTGTTGGTGCGGTTGGTGTGCCGGTAAATGATGGCGATGCAATATTTGCCTTTGTGCCAATTAAGTTTGTGATTGTTGTTGCAAAATTCGGGTCATTCCCCAAGGCCGCGGCCAATTCCTGCAATGTGTCCAGTGCCGCAGGCGATGAATTTACCAACGCGGCGATTGCGGCGGCAACAAATGCGGTGTTTGCAATCTGTGTATCATTTGTACCCAGTGCTGCTGTTGGTGCGGTTGGTGTGCCGGTAAAAACTGGCGATTCCAAATCTGCTTTATCATCAAACTTTTTTTGTCCCGCAAAGGTCAAATTATCCAAATTAGTATTGGCCGCGCCGTCCATGATGCCATTGTTATATGTAATGATTATGTTATCGGCATTTGATACGCGCAACACCATGCGCACCCCCAGTTCTTTTACCGTACCCTCGCTTGTAAGCGGTTTATAGGTTGCGGGGTATTTACCCACGGCAAACAGGTCGCCGTCTTTATCGTAAATGCCGATTTCGCGAATCCAAAAGCCACCTATGTCGCTTTTTACAATGGCCTCGGCAATCAGTGTATTTGGGGTATTCGGGTCGGTCGCAACTTTGGTAAGTGCGCATCTATGTTGCTCGTTTCCCAGTTCGGTTTGTCCCTCATACGGTGTCATGGTGCTGTTCCCAAAAGCCATGTGCGTAAGTGTTATTGTTCCACCGGTGGGCAATGCGGCCAGTTTTGCCAGGCCTGTACTGGTTATAAGCGAATAAAAATCCGACATTTAATCGTTCCTTGGGTAAATCGTGGTTGTTTCAAGATGCCCAAAAGCAATGGCGGCCAATGGGCGTTTATTTATGGTTTCCAGTTCTGGTCGGAAATACTCCAAATGTGAGCGCAGGTTTTTTGTTTGCATTATGGTGCTGTAAATCAGTTCCGCATCAGATACAGACAAACCCTCTTCGGCAAATACCGCATACACGCGAAAGGTATAGGGTGGGCCACCGTATTGAAACCACTCCTCAATGCGAATATCTGCATACAGATATGCACCCAGCGCACGCCGCAATGCGCCAATCGTGCCTTTCTGTTTATGTACCTGTACACTCTCGCGGGCAACCTTTCTTTGCGTATCTAGCGGCCAATCATTATTCCAAACATCAACCGACATTGCCCATGCCAGCCAGGGCAATAAATTTGCCGGGCATTGCTCGGGATTATTTAACCTGCGCAACACATCTACATCTAATAATGAAAGCCGCGATGCTATCACGGCTTCTATATCCTTTTGTAATTGTGTCGCATTAGGCGGCAATATGCTTTTAATCTGTGTCATTGGCTATCACATACTCAATATCAATTTCCGTACATTGCGGTACCTGTGATTTTGTTGTGGCTACATCGTTTGCCGGCTCTGTTAAGATAACTTTTTGTACCCCCTCTGCGTGCAGGGCATCAAATATGCCGGAACGGGCGACAAGATTGCCAATAGTGCTATGTTTTTCTATGTACTTATCCAGCGCATCACGGCTTTCCTGCTCTGTAATTGTTGCACTTGGGCCAAAATATAGATAAACAGTTGCTTTGATTTTATATCCGATTAACTCTGCGCCTTGAACCACAACCTTATCTGTTAGCGGTCGTTTATCCTCTGCGCTAACATAGGCATTAACAACATCTTTTAATTCTTTATCGGCAGTACCGTCGCCCTCGTTGGATTGTATAGAAATCACAACTGTACCTGGTGTGGGCGATTGTACACTTGCGGATTTGACGCGTGGGTCTGCACTCAAAGTATGAAACAAATACGCCTTTTCAGAGCCGGCTGTCGTTATAGCCTCTAATGCAAGTTGTGTCCGATAGCGCAGGCGGTCGTCAGTTTCATTTTCCTGGCGCACAAGCCCGTGAAAGGCGGCTTGATTATCCAAATCAGTGCCAATCGCATAGGCTATCATATCTGCTTTTGCCGCCTCATTTATCCGTTGCCGCAACAGCACCTCCCTATACGCCGCACATTCCAGTTGAATTATTGCCGGGTCGCTTTCCACCAACGCCGTATATTCTGGGCGGCGGGCGCGGAAATCTGCCAACATTTCCTGAAATATCTGCTCAAACGATAATTTTTCAATCACAGCCGGTGGAGGCAACAGCGACATATCCACATGGTCGGGCGTAAGCAATTCCGTCAAGTTATCAATCGTTGCTGTTTTCATTGTATCTGTAATCCTGTGAATTTAATGCTTTCGCCTGTTGGTAAATATGTTCCCTCTAAATCCAAAACCAATGTGCCTTGACCGACAGATACAACCGATACGCTAGAAACCTCAAACCGCGGTTCATAGTTAAACAGTGCATCAACAACATCAGCATATATCTCCGCCACCAAATCCCCCGTCATCGGTGCATCAATGCGGGTAAATAGGCGCGAGCCATAATCGCGCCGCATTGGGCGCGAACCAACAGGGGTGGTTAATATATCTGTTATGGATTGTTTCAAATGCAAAATACCGGCCAGCGGTTTGCCCGTGGCCTTATCCATGCCTTTCATAATTTTTTATATTTGCGTATGTATTCTAAAAACCTGCATCAAATACATTATCCTTATCACAAGAACCAGTTTTACAAAAATTATCTTTATAACAATCATGCGAATTTACAAAAATCAACTTATCTGGTTTATCTTCCAATAAAAATAAACGATTCATAACAAGTTTTGTATTTGTTTGCTTATCGACATGTGCGATTTCTTGTGCTTGTAATATTTCTTTATTGCATGTATAAAATAATGCGATTTTTGATTTTGCGCCAGTTGGTTCGTCGCCATGAAACCCGACATTTTGGATTAAAACGAATATTTTTGTATTCAACTCATTAAGTTTTGTTTTATATTCATCTTTATATTGCGATTTGTTTAACATTTCAATCAGAGAATCCGAAACTGCCTTTGCTGTTAGTTGCTCAAAACATTTTTTATATTCTATTTGTTGTTTCGGGTCGTCGTTATGTTTTTTATAATCTATTTGTTGATTATCTTTTGCAATTTGCAATATATATTCCATTTGAATAACCTCATAATTTTTTCCTATTGTATTTATTTATAATAATATTTCAATATTTTTACTTGGGTTTTGCTGTGGTTGCTGTTTGCGGTGTTGCGCCTTGACCCGCGCCAATGTACGGCACATCGTGCGTATGCGTAGATAGTTTTACACCGTTCCCCTCAATCTCGTTTTTTGCCGTGATGCCGCCCTGGGTGCTTATGTTGCCTTGGACGGAAACTTTGCCTTGCGCATCTATGTTGCCACTTGTTGCCTGGTTGCCTTGGTGGTCTATATCCGCAACAACGGTTATTTTTGCATTATCAGATGCCGGCGCGGGTTTTGCGGTTTGATACAGGGCTGGTAATATTATGCCAAACCGTAAATCGCCACCAGGCGATAATACAACCACCTGTTCGCCTTGTTTTAACGGTATCCATAGTGCGGTGCTTGGCGTAAGCCACGGCATAAAATCTGTCGTTATCTGGCCGATTTTTACACGCGCCTTGGCCTTGGTATAATCAACCTCTGCCACACGCCCGACCCGCATAAGATTATTAAGCCGCCTGTACAGTTCGCTTATCTTTGCACCTTGCTCAATCTGCATTATTTTTTGTTTCCGTTATGTAGGTTAGTGTGAATGCCAAGCGTATAGCACCGTATGTTTTACTGCCCTCTATGGACATATCCATATCTGTGCCGGTAAAACGCATAACCGCGTTTTTGTACCCCGGTATATCCCAGCCGTCTAATGCGGTTTCAACGGTTTCTGCCAGCGCATCAAGCCGGTTATCCAAATCATCTTTGCCCATATCAACGCACTCAACCAAGATTTCCAATTCGCGCCACAAAGTGCCTTGGCCATCTGTATCCCAGCGTTCGCGCTTTATTTGCTCGCCCCCGGCATAAACCAATACCGCGGGCAAGTCTTGGTCAAATAATGGTTTTGCGCGGCTTGTAAAAACATTTTGCAATGATTTCGCCAGCCGCGCCGCTATTGTTTCCCTTATAATTTGTCTTGGGTGTGTCATTGTTCCTCGTGTAAAACAAGTTTTCGGCTTCCGGGGATATGATGCTCAATATCAACAATTTGATAATTCAAATCGTCAACAGATACATAATCCCCCGCCTTGGGTTGTGGGTATGTTTTTGGAAAATCTATCAAACGCACGAACAGCACGATTTTTGCCGAAGATATATCAGCGTCCGCACCTTTTAGATTTACCTCAACAAAACTTTCGTGAAAATCCCCGGTAATAACAAACGGCTCATGCGCAGGATTTTTTGGGCGGTATATTACACCACGCCCAAAAATATCCATGCTGGGTTTATTCACGAAATTATCAAAATCAAACATCTTTTAAGCCGATTTTGTTAATGCAACTTGGCACGCATGTTGCCAGTAGCCGTACCCGACATTGCGCCATGTATCAACGCCGTATTGGTGCGCGTCATTATCAAACTCGTACTCGCTACCCTCGGCCTTGGCTTTCATTTGCACCGCTGTTTCTTCCTGGCGTATCAACGCTTTCACATCGCCGTCTGCGCGAAAAACATAAAACTTGTTGCCAGTTAAACGCGGGTTTGCCGCAATCGCCAAATCAATATCCGATAACACCTTTACCGGGTTTGATGCGCCGCTAACAGATAACGGCACCGCCAATGCGGCTTTTGCAACAAACCACAGATTTACCGGCACCATAACAACGAACTGTGTCGCGTTTTCGTTAAATGGTTCGCCTTGGTCGTCCTTAAACCCGATAATCTGTTGCACACCGGCCAACACCGCCTCACGCAATGCCGCCTCTGTTGGCAATTCGGCCGTGCCGACCTCGCCATTGATTGCGGCTTTCGCCAAATCAAAGGTTATTTTGTTGGACTGTGTGCCGGATTTACCCTCTTTGTGATTTTCCGCAAAGAATGGTTTTCCGTCATAGCACAGCCCCGTTTCGCCCTTTGTTATCAATTCGGATAACAGCAACGCCCAATGCGATTTTGTTTTGGTTGCAAGTTCTCCGATGCGGGCTTTAATTTGCCCAGTTTTATCACGGCGCAGGTGCTTTACCGGTATATCCAGTGTCGCCTCAAAGTGTTTGTTTTCAATAGCAATGCCGTTGCTTTGAAAGCCTTTTGCATGGCGGCCGCCCACCCACTCTCGCATAACGGGGCTTTGCCCAATCCAGCGATATTCCTCGCTGTCTTGGTCGCTTGTAAAGTAATTGGATATGCGTGTTATCCACTCCATACCTGTTTTTTCATTTAATTTTTTGAAAAATTCGCCAATAATAGCGCGACTTGATAAGTTTTTCATGTTTTAGCCCTCCACAGGTGTAGTTGATGCAGGTGTTTCTTGTGTAAAAAGGAAATCAAAGGCAACAATGGCGTAATCTGATTTTTCAAAACGCACAATTTTGCCAACCAATGAATTACCGGTTTCGGTCAGCGTAAATGTGTTATCATCGCTGGCATACACACTTTTGCCAACATCAGCCACAGTCAGCCCGGATATAAACAGTGAAACCTTGCCACGGGCTTTTACCTCAACCGTCGCATCGCCGTCTTCGCCGTCTGTGTTATCCGCCGCATCTTTTGCAAAGCCAACCGCGGCTTCGCCGGCTTGCAATGCGCGTGCATACCCGTCCTCGGTACGGCCAACCAGCGCACCACCAAAAATTTTCGCCTTGCCAATAACCGGCAAGGCGTTTGTATCTTCCTGCGTTTCAAAAGTGCGCAGGGTATCAGCATTTAATGTCGTCATTTTTTATTCCCCCTTTGTTTGAATTTTCAACTGGCCGTTTTCATTGGCTACGAAATAGGCAACAAATGCCTCCTTATCGCCGTCAAATTCACGGCGCACATCTGCATTGTGATGCCACTCATGCTCGGCGCGTTCTTCCGGTGTTGCCCCAACGGGCGTTGTAGTTTGTGCCGCCGGTGCAACTTTCGGCATTGCGGCCTCAGCGGCTTTCAATCCGTCCAGGTATTTATTACCCGCGGCTTTTTCCGCCTTTACAATTTCCAACGCCAATTTTTCAGCCGTCATATCTGGGTCGGCTTTTGCCTTTGCCAGCAAGTCCTCATGGCCTGCCACGGCAACCTCTTCCAGTGCCAACAGGCGGTCGCGTTCTGCTTTTGCGCCCTCGGCACGATATGTGGCAATCTGTTCATCAGTGATTGCGTTCTGTTCTGTTTTACTCATGTTTTTTACTCCTTTTGGGGTTATGGTTATTAAATAGGTTATGGCGGCCATACAAGATTCAAAGTCGCTTATTTCATCAATCATGCCTGCTTGCTTGGCGGCGTTGCCCAGCAATACACCACCTTGACCGTAATCGGCTTTGATGCGTTCTGCATCTGTGCTGCGGTAATTGGCAATATCTCGGATAAACTCGGTTTCCAGCGCGTCCAATTCACCGCGTATGGTATCCATGCCCTCTGGTGTGCGTGGGTCTGGTCGTTTGTTTCTAGCATTACTAGATACGATTTCAATTTGCCTGTATCCGTCCGCATCAGGCTTTTCCTGTATCGGCACTGTGGAAACAACACCTATGCTACCGAGCAATGCGGATTTGTGCGCAACAATCTTGTTTGTTGCGCTTGCCAACCAATACGCGGCCGAGCAACAGGTGCGACCGACATAAGCCCACACCGGCTTATCAGCCGCAATCTTGTGTATCAGTTCCGCCATTTCAGATGTGCCAACCGCAACACCGCCGGGGCTGTCTATATCCAGCAATATTGCCTTTACATCGCTATCTGTTGCCGCCGCTTGCAAATCGTGCGCCATGGTATCAAACGCGGTGCCGCCCATAATCACTGTGAACAAATCAAAGCGCGGTGTGATAACACCTTGTATCGGAATTATCGCAACACCATTGCGCACTGTTGATTTATAGGTGTTTACCAATGGCTTTTGTCCAAATAAAGAAAGGCCTATTTGGGCCTGCTTTATCGTTGTTTGCATACTTTGAAACGCATCAGGCTCTATTGCCCAATGTTTTGCAATGGTGGTTAAATCACTCCTCATCGTTTTCGTCCTCCGTGTTCGTAATCTTGTCAGTCAATCCTGCCTCCAACCGCAATTTATGTTCTTTTGCGCGTTGTATATGTTTCGTTTCCCATGAACCACCGGTAATCTGGGCGGTTTCCTCTTCAAGGGTAGATACGCCCAGGCGCACCCGGTAATCAGCGGCGCGGATTTCTTTCAACTGGTCAATTTGTCCGCGCGGCGGTCCGACCCACTCGGTGCCAAGGTATGCCGCCCGCACAAACGGGTCAGAGAAAAAGCCGGGCGCATCTAAAATGCCCTTTGCCACAGCCTCGGTTATAACCATTTCCCACACTGGCTGGCAAAATTGTGATGCAAGCCATTTGCGGCGCGTGCTAAATGTTTTCCATGCCTCAACAAGTGCGGCTTGCGCGGCAGAATAACTTGCCGTGAAATGCTTTATTAAGATTTCAAACGGTATTTCCAGCGCAACACCAATTTGCCTCAATATTGATTGCACAAA